GCGCACGAGTATCGTGCAGAGCGGCAACAGGTGGGATGTTGATTTGGACAATGTCGGGTTTAACGATCGAGTGGTAGACGTTACTTTTGTGCCCAAGGATGGTGACCGCGAGGAGCTACGTAGCCTCGTATACCGCCTTGTCGTCAAGTCTGAGACGCACGAAGCCGAAAGATCGGTAGATCATCATGTGCAACGCTTACGCCCCGTAGATGGCACACAGCGCTGGCAGATCGTGTTAGACGGCAACAGGCGTAATAATGGCATATGGCGCGGTAAATTCTACCTGTACGCTGCCGGTAGGGGCTCGCTGAAGATTAATATTTTGACTACAATATAAACTGAAAGGATTACACATAATGACAAGACTTGTATTTAACCGAGACGGAGGCAAGACCGACGAGTACGGCCACATGATTGGCCTTAGCTGGCATATCCAAGGTGATGTGCTTGGTGGCCTCGTAGTGACGCCCACCGACACTCCAGGCATGTCTGTGAAAGTAGACAGCGGCATTGCAGCCTTACCACGTAACAGCGGCGGCAAGATGTACCGTATTTACTGTGGACTAGACGCACCAGAGACCCTAACTATACCAACCGCTAACACGAGCAACCCACGTATCGACACCGTGGTGCTTTATGTTGACATGAAGGTAACGCCAACAACCGGCGTGACTAACAACAGCAACAACATGTGCAAGCTCATGGTTGTGCAGGGCGCGCCATCAAGCAACCCACAAGGGGCGAGCGAGAGCCAAATACAGTCTGCCGTGGGCGCTGGCAACCCATTTATCGGACTGTCCAAGGTGCGGGTGGACGCTGGAGTTACGCAGATTACCTTTAATAAGTGTGTCGACATTAGAGACTTTGCATCACCTGGCTTTGTTGACGGCCGTTTTATGAAAGATAAATCAATCAACTTTAAGGGCTATGGCGATAGCAGTATCGGACGCAATGCTATAGATTGGACACAATTCAATGAGAATAAGTACTCCACAAGCGAAATTAACACCAACAAAACCTTTATCGACGGCAAGCCAATCTACCGCAAAGTGTTCAGATTTAACACAACTGGCAATGGACAAGAAAACGGTTTTGCCGACGGTACATTTGCTATGGTGGATAGCCTCATTAATTTTGATGCTGTTCTTAACATGGCTAATGGTGAGCGCTATCCGAACGGTTACACCAACCCGGCAGCCCCGAACTTGCAGTACTTTCAAGCAAAACTCGCAGTTTATAACGGTGTGCAACAACTCCGTTACAACACCCGGTCGGATGGCACAGCCCTAGTGATTATGGAGTACACGAAGCGATGAGCGAACTAACGCCAATGAATAAGTACGAGGTTAAAGAGGCTATAGACGACGCTATACAGAAGCACGAGGCACGCAAAGAGGGTAGCTTTGTGCCAATCTACGCACTCGACCTGTACAAAAAGGACATTGAGGCACAGATACGCGAACTAGACGGTGAGATTAAAGACTTGAAAGCTGACGCAGCAGACGCAAGAGACCGTAACCGCTGGCTGTTTCGTCTCGTAGTCGGGGCTGTGATCACCTCATTTATTCCTATCGCTATTGCATTGCTGAGCAGGGGAAGCGGGGGATTGCTACGATGAGCAAGGTACGACACGCCGTAGAGTGGTTGAAAAGAGATAAGCTACTTAAAGCGTTATCAGTGGCTATGATATTTAGTCTAGCTTTTAGTGGCTACACTCTTTTTAAGAGCCTTACACTCCAGCCTGGCCAGTCTGTCACTATAAGTGGTGGTGCGAAGGTAGAAAAGCCAGTAACTAGCATCACTAACGCCCAAGTAGATAAAAACGGCAATCTAGTCGTCTACTACTCCGACGGCGAAGCTCGCAATGTCGGTTCGGTTATCGGAACGTCTGGTAAAGACGGAGCAGACGGTAGAGCACCAACCGCTACAGAAATTGCTGTGGCGGTTAAAGCCTACTGTATTACCAATCAGTGTTCGGAGTCGCCCACTAGCGCACAAGTGTCCACTGCTGTAGCATCATATTGTGCGAGTGGGAATTGTAAGGGGAGTGACGGTAAAAACGCATCTGACGAGCAGGTAGCCGCAGCTGTGGCGCGATACTGTGCGAACGGCAAGTGTAAAGGTGAGACTGGAGCTACCGGAGCGACTGGCGCAGTAGGCTTGAGCGGACTAAACGGGGTGAACGGCGCAGATGGCCAAAGCCCCGTGTTAGCTTGTGTGGATGTTAAAGATAACTCTGGCAATCAAACATCATGGATTGCCTGGAAATATCCAAGCGAGCAGAATAGCGCGTATAGGCGTTTATACAAAATCGACCACCAACCTAATTGCATAACAATTTAATTAAATGGAGGTTTGCAATGGAATTTGCAAAACAACTACTTAACAAACACACTAAACTTGGCCGCGCAGTCCGTACTGGCCTACAAGTCGTACTCGCTGTATTGACCGCAGCACTTGGCTTGCTGGCTGTACCTGGGCTTGAGAAGCAACTTTTTGACCTTGGTTTTCTGCCGAGCATGGGCCTGTTTGCTACCTGGAGCGGTGCGATTAGCTACGCCTGGAACGCAGCAGAGGGCCTGTACAAAGCTTTTTACGCTGATGACGAGAGCACGGAGGCTAAATAATGGCAGTAGATGCAAACGCACAAGACTGGGCAAGCAAGCGCATTGGCATCTTTTTCCCTGCTGGGCTGTCTGATAACACCGAAGGTGTGCTAACTGGGCAGTGTGTTAGCCTCATTAAGTGGTTTTTGGCTGAGATGTGCGAGAACGTACCACGGCCATTTGCCGCTCGTGGTGATGCTAAAGACTTTGGCAACACTCTCGTGGCACAGGGTATCGCTGATCGTGTCGGCGACCTGAAGCGTGGCGATATTATCGTCTGGCCATACGACGGTGGTGGCTACGGCCATATTGGTGTTTACATGGGCGATGGCACTGTGTTTGAGGAAAATGTAAGTGCTAGCGGCCAGCGCACTGCTGATTATGGTGTAGGCACCGTCTATAGTGCTAATGTCTCGCCAATCGACGCACCTTGGCGTATTGGTGGCTACAACATTTACCGTGTCCGTAGCTATGTTGAGAACATTGTGCGCACCCGTGACCGCAGCGATGAGATAAATTACCTTAACGGTTTGTACCACAGGGTACTTGGCCGTGACGTAGACGAAGGCGCAAAGAGCCACTACCTTAAGCAGATTGACGCCGGGTGGAATTGGCAGCAGATCGAAGAGGACTTGGCCAACTCACAGGAAGGCCGCATTGTGCGCCAACGCCGCGAAGAGGAGGCCGAGGCCGGCCGCAAAGCTATCCAAAGCCAGATCGATGAGATTAACCGTATCTACCAGCGCGTATTAGGCCGCGAGGCGGACGAGGAAGGCTTAAAGCACTACCGAGGGCAGATTGCTCAAGGTTGGGACTACGGCGCAATTGAGCGCGATTTGCTGGCCTCTGAGGAGTACCGACAGCGCCAAGAGGCTGTGACCCGAGCAGCTCACGAGGCAGAAGCCCGTGCAGAAGCAGAAGCGAAAGCTAAAGCCGCAGAAGAGGCAAAGACCGCAGAAGCCGAGCGCCAAAACCGTGCCGCTATTCCTGAGCCTGAAACGCCAGAGACTCCAGCCGAGCCAGAAGCTAAAGAGGACGACAAAGCAGACGAAGACCACAAGATGCTTGTATCGATTCATAGTATGGTGCAATGGCTTGTAAACGCTATCCGTTCTATATTCCATATTAAGTAGTTGTGTATATCACACTGCCATTGGTAAAATAGAGGTACGACGTTTGAGTTATTCGCCCCCCTATGGGTACGTCGCAGTCCTGGTTGTCTCGTCCTTTCTCCAATCAGGCAACATGCCCCGCCGTTTTGTTGTGTTTCCGGCGGGGCTTTCTATTGATTCGAAATGATCATGTGCTATAATTGAGCTAGTGGAGGGTTTCGGCCTTCCAAGTACCTTGGTTTCCACAACCACTTTACCCTCTTTTCAACCCCTGCTGATGTAGAAGACAGCAGGGGTTTCCCATTTTCTAGCTTCTGATAATGGTAAAATGTTCTTCTGTGTCCACGTATACCGTGGCTTTATTTATATGGTGCTCGTCCATTTCGGCCTCTATCTGCTTGGCAGCGTCGCTGTAGTCGTACATATCGACAATCTCGCCCTCCGACCTGAAATAAAGCACGCCGTCTTTGTCTTCTACATGTGCATAGTGTATAAAACGCGACGTATACAGCACGCCATAGCGCAGTTGTTCTTTGATAGTCAAAGCTATATATCCTTTCTGTTTACCTTTATGTTTCTATAGTACGCTAGCGTCGTGCATAATACAATAGAAAAAGCCGACATTATTGCCGGCTTTATTCGTTACCTGTGGAAAACTACAGATATGCTTTTACGAGTAGATATGTAGTAATGGCTACGATAATAACGCCGATAGCGTTACCTATTGCCTCGCCTTTTGATTCTGCTTTTAGAATCTTGAATGTATAGGTTACACCGGTGAATGTAGCACAGATGAGATAAAACCATACAAACAGTTTTACAAAATCAATTGTGATAGTCATTATATTTTCTCCGAGTAATTACCGTGATATGATGCTTTTTTATTTGTGTATCCAAGCGCCGCAAGGACGTGCCGGCCAAGATAGTGTAAATACCGTACAGCGCCGTCTGACGCGTCCTGGCTCGTCTCGTAAGGCCGTGTGGAGTGTGAAAGCTCCAGCGAGCCATCATACACCACCCAACCCCATTTGCCATCTTTAAACTGCTTTATTTGGACTTTCACATTACTTTGCGGCGGCTTAACGTTAGTAGCAGAGAGGGGGCTGGTATACATACTTAATACCCGCTTTGCCATATCCGCACACTGTCTGTTGTCTACCATTCTTAAAACTCCGGTATGTTGTCAAAGTCAACTGGCCCATCAAATTCATCTGGCGTTGGTTGTTCTGGTTTTTTATCGATTGATGCTAGCAACTGCTCGAGCGTAGCCCCTTCGATTCGGTTTGCTACCTCTTTTAGCTTTACCACAGTTACCTTGCTTGGGTCGAGCACAGCACCCTTGCCGCCAATAGCAGCACCAAGGATAGCTTTGCGGTCTTCATCGCTCGTCACACCCTTTGCGGCGAGTCGCTTACTCACTGCTACAATCTGGCGTACGCTAGCTATCGCCGGCTTTTGCTGCTTTGCCGCAACCTCTGGCGTCTGGCTGTCCGGGTCTTCGTCGCCCTTGCTACTAATATTGAATTGGCGCATCAAGTAGTACTTAACCGCTGCTGTTGCTGCCTTATTGGTAGCCTTATCGCCATAGTCTGCTGCCTCACCCTGCCATTTAACGACAAAACGATCATCTGGCTTGTCGGCGTTTACCACTGTAAATTCAAAGTGACATACAGTGCTCACGCCAGAACTTCCACGGTTGGTTGTGATGGCGCTACGCTCCTGCTCGACCATGCTTGGAATGAGCACGACACCGTACTTACTGAAAAGCTCACGGAACTTACCAGCGATGGTTTCGTACTCGATATATTTATACTTTTGCTGTTGGTTGTTACCATCTTTGGCAATAACCCCAATCTCGCCAGTTATCTTGGCAAGCTTCTGGTAAAGGTTTAGCTGTTGTGTTTCAGCCATATCTTGTCCTTTCGTTTTATATTACGTTTCTATTGTATATCAACGTCGTGCATAAGTCAAGCAAAATGGCTGGTTTTATTCAGCCATTTGCTCGATCCATTCCGGCAGCGGCTCATTTTTATGCCACCGCTTCCATGCCGCAATCGTCGCCTTTTTTGTGTTCATTTTGTATCGTTTTTGTGATTGTTTTGATTTTTGTGCTATCTTTTTGTAATAGTTCGGGTCACTATCTAGCAGCTTTTTGGCTCGCTTCTGCCCTGGCGTCATTAAAACACCTCCTCATTATTGTTAGTGTCTATTTTGTAGTTTTCAAATACCGCCTCATACTCTTGCACTAGTTCAAACCGATGCTTGGTATGTATACCCCCTGACAGATATTTATCAACAATGCCGGCCGCCTCATCGTAGCCACAGGCAAAGGTGGCGTAGTAGCCGCGTTTGAGTAGCTCCAGCAGCATAGCCGCCTGCTCTTCGTAGTGCCTGTTTGCCCAGTCGCCAGCCTTACGTACCTTATAGTCGCCCTCTCGCACTTTGCTGCCGCTTCTGCGGGCGTACAAATGCACATCCTCGCGCTTTAGCTCGATGAGGAGGCCGTGTAGCCCGTTCACAGGCTCTAGTATCGTTAAGTCTGGATAACCACGCCCACTCTGTAGCCGTTTGTTTTGCGCTGACTGTCCAATAGTCATTTTAAGGCCAGCCGCATAGTCTGTGTGGAATACCGCAAACGGCCATTTAATCTTTATGTGGTCTGCTACTCGTGCGTGTATGCTCGCCTCTGCTTTTGCGCTTTTTGGCCTTCTCTGCATAGCTCTCCATTTCCTCTAGAATATATCTAGGCTTAAGGTTACTTGGTAGTTTTTTCCAGTTCAGTGACTGTTTGATACGCTTTTTAAATAGTCGTAGATGCATTACAGTTTCTCCAGTTTAAACACGCTCGTGTAGTTCTCTACATACTTGGCGTCGTTTAGCTCTTTAATCTCCTCGTCGCTTAATACACCAGACTCTTTAAGCTCTTTTACGAGCTTGTCTGCCGCCTTCACGTCAACCACTCCGATAGAGTCCATAGCGTCCTCATCCAGATACTTTTTGAGAGTTGGCTTGTGATACACATACTTACTGGCCCGACTGAAGAACTTAAATGTGTAACCGTTGCCGGCGTCCAGCTCTTCGTCGTCTCCCATCCGCACCAGCATATCCTCTTTGATATGCTGCTTCATCCTACGAGCCATTGCCTCCATCTGTGTTAAATATTCATAAGCGATGGCAGCAGACTCTGGTGTGCTAGCGTCTAGTTCACACAGCTCGCCAGTGGCTTTGTTCACGTCTTGGATCATTTATAGTCTCCCCAATTCGTCTAATATTTTATCTTTGAATATTTCAACGGCAGCGTACACGAGTGTGATGCTGTCGTCGTCAAATTCTTTAACAAAGGCTGCTGTCTTGGCGTCTACCTCGTCCATGTCAATTTCGACACCTTCCACCAGCTCTTGCACTTTATATTTAGTTAGTAACATTTTTACCCCTCTACTCCTTTTTTACTCATCTAACCACTGCCAAAAAGCATAGCATCCAGCAACTGTAAACGATAGTATTGTTAGCAGCAAGGCAAAATACCAAGCTTCTCGCGGGGACACAATGCCAGCTAATACCCACATACAGACAGCATGCATTGCCCTTGCTACTATTACTAACATGATTGGCGAGAATAAGACTAGTAACAGCTTTGCTGTGTACTTTACTTTACCTATCGTCATCCTCGTACTCTTCTATATCTATTCCAATACCTAGCGCTTCAGATATTTCATCTTGCGCTACTTGTATTTCGTAAATATCAAACATCTCAGCCCCGTATTTACTTCTAATGAAAGTAAAGCGTCCGTTTTCGTCTCTACCTGCAAAGTATAGCTTGTCGTTACTTCCATCTGGATTGTAATACAGTACAAAAAGTTCATCATTCATACATCGCCACCTTCGTTGCTAATATGCCCATACGCTCACGTGGTGTAAGCCCGCCTCGCATGCCGTACTCTACATCGCCAGTCATCAGCGCATCTGCTAGGCACTCACTCTTCACTGGACACTCTGCGCAAATCTTGCGAGCGTCGTTGTAGTTGTTGTACCCGTTATACTCATCAGCATACGCTTTGTTGACCGGAAAAAATGCTTCCGGGTCTGTCTGTGCGCATAGTGCGCTACCTCGCCATTTCTCACTCATCGCTACCGCTCCCGTCTTCGTTGAGTGTGTCAGACAGCTCATTTGCTGTCACTATAGTAAGATGCGGCGCTGTGCCAGCCATTAGCGAGCTACAGCTTTTAAATGTTTGGTCGTTTGTCATCGTAACCTTCCAATCATAAATATTTTTATATCGTCGACAAAAGCCGGCGCATTAATGTCACTGTCTTTACCGTCATAAAGAACATCGTTTAGATTCTCAACTGTCCATTTGCGGACAATCTCCATAATCTCGTTTGCTTTCATGCCGTTGTTGGTTGACTTGTCGAGAACTTCGAGTATTTGCTGTTTCACTCCCACTCTCCCATCTTCTCGCCGTAATCAATTGTTAAATCTATAGCTTTTTCAATGTCTGTGATTGCTTCAGCTAGTTGCTTTCGGTAATACTGCGGCCGCGCAAGCTCTTTGATAAGCCAGTCTTGCACTTCGCCAAGCAGCGCTACTGCCTGGTCTACAGTCTTTACGCTGTCTTGGCCATCATTGCTTTTTAAATCTTCAAGCACTTTTGATCCTTTCTACGTTTGTTATTCGGTATGAGAAAATCATACCTTTTTGTTGTTCAAGCTTTTTGAGCGCCTCGCGAGCGCCTTCCGCTTCAGTCACAAACTCCCGTGGCTTTTCGCGCTGGCGCTGGCGAAACATGATTGTGTATTTGTACATTACATCTTCACTTGCTTAGTGATGGCGCTGCGTACACCACCTGTGTATTGCTTTGCCTGCACGCTGTCGAGCCGGCGGTTGATAGCATCCACAATAGCTTCACGGTCGCTAATCTCTGCTAGCATCTGGTCTTTGTAGGCCTGTAGTTCCTCTTCAGGCAGCCCATCTACAACCTCTTGCATTTCAAACATTGCGTCTTGGATAGGTTCAGCCTCTGGCTTTTGCCAGTCGTGTGGCTCTACCGTGTTACCTTTGAATGTGTCGCGTGGCAATGCCAGCTGGTCTACCATCATGTCATTGCCTTGCCCAATGTGTTTTTTGTACTCGCTCATACTCTCCTCTGTTTGGTGTTTACAATGTCCGCGCAAGTGATCACTTAACGTGTCGAACTGCGCCCATTTGTCGTTAGTTTCTTGGTTCAGTTTTGGTGTGTTGTAGTTCATTATTCGCCTTTCTATTTCTTTGTTTCAAGTTCTTCAACTGCCAACGAAAGCATGTTTCGTGCTTTATCGATATGATCGATAGCGTCCGATACATACTTGTTGGAGCTTTCGCCGTGTAGCTTATCATCTATAAGCTCCAGTGCCTCTGCCATGTAGTATAGCTGCTCTCTGTAGACTTTGAGTTTTATCCTAATCTTTGCCTTATTTGCTTTGTTCGATGCCACGGTTAATCTCCAGTGCTCGCTCGTGTACTTTGCGCTTGTACTCCTCTTTATCGAGCCGCATAGCTTCCTTGATGGCGTCAAATTCAATTTGGGCCTTCTCTTTCTCTGCCTTTCGCTTCTCGCGCCAAGCTGCGTACTTCGGGTTGTGCGCTGCAATATGGTCTGAAACCGTCTTGCCGGCGTACCCAACAATAAATAGCGCTACACCGATAATCAGCAACGGCCAAGTGATCATTGGCAGAAATAAAAGCAGTAAGATAACAACTAACAACGGCATATTATCGTACCACCTTACTTGCTAGTCTGTTGTTTACGTCGCACTCACAGAATAGCCAAACATTGAATGATGCGGCCGCGATGAAAAACACAGCCAAAATGTTAAATTGTATGATTGCCATGTAGGCTAGCGTAAGTGACGCTGCACACCCGACTACAGCAGCAATTTTGCCGATAGTCGCAATTACTTTAGTTTCCATAATTACTTTATCCTTTCTTTTAAAAGTTGTTTTTAAACCTGATTGTTAAGTTGCAAAGTTCGTCTTGCTCTCGCCCCGTTTGCTTATGTACTTATCATAGCGCAACGTCGTGCATAATGCAATAAAAAATACCGACTTTTTGCCGGTATTTTTCTATAGGCTGTGGAAAACTTTTAGCCTTGGATGAGGCGCATCTTTTTACCTCTGATGGTATTGCCAACCTCCTCCTCTTCCTCTGCGCCTTGCACAAAGACGCGGACATAGTCCACTTTCATCTCTTGAGGTAGCATCTCCGCTAGGCCAGCGATCCAAGGCCCGCGAAACTCTAGGCCAATGTGCGGCTGCCATTCAATGTCAAATGGTTTGACACCTGTCATGATTTGGCCATTGATAGTCTCACCTGCTACGATTTTTTCCAGAACAACCTCACCGTCGTAGATAAATTTGATACGATCCTCTTCAATCGAGAAGGCATACGTGTGAAAGCTGTCTACGCCAATAATCTGCTTTTTAAATGTGCCAGTAATAAAGCTACCGCGAGCTGTACCGCCACAAACGTACTCACAAGCAATAAAACTACCGTCATCTTGTGGTGATGAGGTAATAGTAACTTCCATACGCTTTAGCCAGCTGTTATATTCTGTCGGAATAGTCGGCACAAGTTTGAATGTCGAGGACATCCACCGGGACTTGGTCGGCAGCGCCATGCGCGCTTCAAAGTACAAGACGCCTGAAAACTTTTTGACGCTTTGGATGGCGGCAGAGAAAAATTCGTAGGCTGTGCCATTGACCACCCTGCCAGCGTCTCGTGTCGCTTTAAAGACTACTGAACCGCCTTCAATACGCCCGTTAGTGTTAAAGTCCATATACGACTTGCGCTGCGTTACAATCTCGCCGCCTTCGATTGGTTGCCATTTTGATCTGTCTAATGTTGGTGCTTTAAATTCATCGTTAAATACGGGAGTGTACCCGTTTGTTTTCCAGTTAAAAGCTCCGTCTGGTATGTCCATTTCGTTACTTTCCTTATTAAATTATAAAATTATTAAATAATACCATACTCATATAATAACCGAACCAATATAAAACAGCCACCCTCGCATAGTGGCTGTTTTTTGTTTGTCGGGCTGTTTACTTGCCCAGCGCCTCGTATACCTGTTTGGCATACACTGCACGGTTACCCTCGAGCCCGTAGCGCTCCCACTGCTTAAATCCGAGCAGGAGGCCTTGCGGCGTTTCGTTAGGATCACGCAAGCGGCCTGCTAGGCTTGGATACCCACCCTTTGCGGCGTCCCGTGGCATTTCTACGTTTACAGCCCATATGAGCTGCTCACGTAAGCCACAAGGCATATCTACGCGCCTACCAGGATGCCATTGCGCCAAACCGTCGGCTACTCCGCCGTCGCCTCGTACACCACACGGTGTTACGTAGCTTTCAGCGATAAAGTTACCGACAAGGTAGGCCGCGCCCATCTTGGTGAGTCCTAGCTCGCGTAGGATGGCCAATGTCTCATTGATACGAGATACTGGAACTTTGGCGTGCGGCGACACCGACACTGTCCATGCTCGCGCCTCAGCTTCCGCTGCTAGCTTGGCTTGTAATACTGCTTGCTCTTTAGCCTGGTTTTCTGCGTCAATCTTGGCTTTAGCCTCTATTTGTTGGCGCGTCTCCACTCCAAGCTTCTCGAGTCGCTTGGCTACCTGGCCTTGCTGCTCTTTGCTTTCTGGCGTAGCTTCGTACTTTGTCGATGCTGCCGATTTGTTGATGTGAGGTACTGCCATTAAGGCTAAAAGTATTGCTATGATTCCGGTTAGGGCTTTCACTCCGTCCGTCATCCTTTCCCACCTAATATTACTCATACGCGGCACTAGGTGATTATTTTTGTGCCTTCCATAGCATAGCAGCTGTTTGGAAGGCTGCAACAGCGCCCAAGAATGTAGCGGCATATACCATGAATTTAGGAACTGGCACAAACCATACTGCAATACCAAGTGCGAGGCGGGCTACCAAGTCGAGGATGGTAAGGCCCTTTGCAAATGGTTTTGTAACCTTATTAATAATATTTGTGTTTGTTGTGTTAGTGTTTTTAGCCATTGATTTTGTCCTTTCTTTTAATCTTTAGCTGGTCTTATAGTAGCATGCACGACGTTGAGAGTCAATAGATTTTTAAAAGATTTTTTTGGAAGTATGCGCACACGTGCGTATGGGTATGCGCGCTGATGCGTAGGGGTATGCGCACACGTGCGTAGGGGTATGCGCAAATTTGCGTAGGTATATATATAGACAACATAAATAAATAACATAAATTAATAACATAACACTGACGCGCTCGCTTTGCTCGCTTGTCCGCGGCAAGCCGCGTGGCGAAAATGGACGGTTTAGATGGCAAAAAAACAGCTAATAAAATGGCAAAAATCTATTGCTATTTAAGCCGACTTGGTGTATTATTAGAAGTACAGGAGCGAACCAACGATAACGAAATTATCGAGGATCACCCCCGAGCTTCTCCTGTGCTCGGGGGTCGCGTCCTCGGGACGTGAAGGGAAACGGAAACATGAAATTGAAAGAGTGGTACAAGGAAGAACCAGAGAGAGTAATTGCTATACTTTTTCTAGAGTCTGGTGTTGCAAAGAGATGGGAGAGCGCACTTTTAGCAGCTGATGTATACCTATATGTGCGTGAAAAAACAGAGACTGTATATTTCTTTAATGTGAGTGGTGCTTTCGTATCCGTAACAGAGATTGCAGAAGGCATTAAAGCTAGTGAAAAGCAGGTAAAATATGCAATTTCAAATATGAAAAAACACGACGTTATTAAGTATGTAAGAAACGGCAAAGTTATTCCATACTATGAAGCTGTTGATCCAGAAAAATTTATAGAGAGGTTTAAAGACTGACGATGGACTTTGGCGACAGAAAACACCAGGCCGGCTGGACAGGCTACATGAACGCTGACGTGCGGTATGACAAGCGTTTAAACAGTACAGCAAAAGTAATTATGGTTGAAATATCGGCGCTTACCAACATGAAAGGTTACGCGTGGTGCACTAACCAATATCTCGCAGATGCATTTGGCATTTCAAAGTCGCAAGTATCACGTATCATTCGACAACTTGCAGAGTGTGGCTATATCAATGTTTATCTTAACCCTGGTGGCGAGCGTTACATTACCATTACTAGCAATGACCGCCCAGTGCCTAGTGGCTTTAAAAAAGACTACACAAAAAAGCCAGAAAGTAACGACAAGCAAGATGATAAGCTTATAGAAGAGGCAACCACTGTTGATGAGCTTTTGCCAGAAGAAAAAGAGACTGTGGATACTAGCGAGACAGAGATGCGCGAGCTTACTACAGCCGAACAGTGTGCGCTACAGACAAAGAACATCGAAGCAGACAACTACGACCGCCGCAACAACGTCATTGACGAGGATTTGTACCACAAGCTAAAGCTAGAGGTAATTGCTGAATCAGACGCACGAAAAGCAGAAGAGGAAGCAGAGAAGCAGCAAAATATACAAGCACAACAATTGCCCGCTAACACGCCGGCACAAACCAGCGCCGTAGCAACCGTACAACAGAACGTGCCAGCACCAGTATCTGAGAGCCCACTAGCCACGCCACGCACAAGCGACCGCAAAGGTTACGACCCTGTGCTGAAAGCCTTCTACGACGCAGCCAAGGCGCTTGGTATCTCTATCAAGAATAACGCAACAGCACAAAAGCACGTAAAGCGCCTAGAGGATGTACGAGGCGACGACTGGTGCATCAAGTACTTTGACTTTCTACGCATCAATTACCGTTCATGGGAGTACAAGTACAAACCGGAGATTGGCAATGAGCTGGATATGATCCATAAGGCAAAGGCTATCGAGAACGGTATGCGCCGTATGAGAGAAGAGCAACAACGTAAGTATAAGGTATACTAGAAAGGAAAGGAAAAACACAATGCCATATACACTTACCACCTACGATGGTGAAAAAATCGAACTAATGGAGCAGTCGCCCGACAAGATCCGCGAGCTAGCAGCAGACGCGGGGCTGGTAGCTATACAGGACTCGAAGGGGCAGGTACACTACCTTGGTAAAGGCCGCCTTGCGAGCATCGACTACACAAAGCCTGAAGGGCCGGTAACGCCACCAGAGCAACGCCTAGCTATGGGCGATCAGAAGGACAACCGCAGCGAAGGGCCAGAGGCTGAAGCTAACAGGGCTTGGCGCGATGAGTGCGGGCACGACTACAAGCGCATGGCTAATAAGCAAGAGCGTGAAGCTTTCATTAAAAAGTGGCTCGACGAGAACACCCAACAATAAAGTTGGGTTTTTCTTTAAAAAGTGTTGACTTTCTAACGTCGTGCATATATACTGAAACTATCAACAACTTAAGGCGAAAGGACAATAGCCAAATGAGTATCATCAACACAATCAAAAACTTTATCAGTCGGCGCAAGCAAGAGCAGCAAGAGTGGGACGATGTAGACCAAATGCTAAACGAAGCGCTAGTAGATAGCTACTTGGAGAAGATGTAACATGTCGGGAAAAACTGAAACTACAGTAAAAGCAATCCTTGAAGCACGCGACAACAACGGTACATGTAAGCACTGTGGCCGTAAGATCCAGCTTTACAAGTATAAGATCACACCAGCTATGGTTTATATGTTAAAGGACATGGGCCGCATTACAGCCCGCCAAGCAGCAGAGCACCAAAGCAACCCGCGCCACGTCGACTCTGGCGAGATTGACCGGCCGTTTTCTGTGCGCACACAGATGACCAAATTGCGTCTCCACGGGCTAGTAGCGAAGGTAAAGGACGCTAAAGGCAAACATATCCCACGCACCTGGACTGTCACCAAGAAAGGCTGGAAGTTTCTCGCCGGCAAACCAGTACAGGCACGCGTAACTGTCTATAACAATACCGTACTTGGCCACTCTGGCGGGCTGTGTGTGATTGATCAGATTGCAGGAGCGTCTGGCGATTATATCGTCGAGCCTATTACTGAGGATGAGAGCAAGCAGCTAACGGCTACAAAAGGCCAAGATGCTAAAGATAAAGCCAAAGAACTAGGTTTGTGCTAATATACAGATAAGGGCCGTGCAGCTTGTCCCACGCGGCCCTTATCATTTAGGAAAGGACACTATGAAGATCGAGCACATCAATATAAACCAACTAAAGTTTGACGAGAGAAACCCCCGCATTATCGATAAGGATGAGTTTGCGGGGCTTGTGTCGTCTATAAAGACATTTGGCCTCGTCGACCCTGTCATTATCAATCACGACAACACGATTATTGGCGGCCACCAGCGCACACGAGCTGCCCAAGCTGCTGGCCTCATTGATGTGCCATGCATCCGCCTTAACCTAGATGAGCACGACAAGATCAAATTAAACGTGCTACTTAACAGCCAAGCTATTAGCGGTCGCTATGATGAGCTAAAACTTGAAGAGATTCTAGACGAGCTAAAATTCGACCAAGACTACCTGGAGCTACGGCTAGATAAGTTAGAGATTAAAGACCTAGACACTGAACGGCTTATATCACCAAGTGGCACAAAGCTAATGCCCGAGTCTGTCATAGACGGGCGCAAGTTAGACTGGATCAAAAGCGATGAGTTGTGGGCGGAGTCGGGAGTAGACACCGGAGAGCGTAGCCCCACGCTGTACCAAACGCTGTATGAGTGGTTTTGTCCGCAAGGTGGCCTCATTATGCATCTTAACCCAACAAACGGCGCACCGGGCCTCGTAGCGGCTAAAAACGGCTATAACTTTATTGGCTTGCAAGCGAACGATGCAGATTTAGAGGCCGAAGCAGCCGAGATACTCACACCAAACGATGGCGGGCTAGCCTACGTGAATGGTGATATTACCGGCTACTTTATCGATCATCCAGACCAAACAGTAGACCTGGTGCTATACGACATGAACACAGAAGACAAGCACAGCGACCTGCTACTATCTGACCTAGCCAAAAAGATGAAGCCTAACCGCTTTATCATCGCCATTGGCAACTATGAGCGTAGCGACGTGAAGAACGGCGGCGCTATCAATGACGTGCCATACCTTACCCAAAAATATATCGATGACTACAACGGCCAAGTTGACCTGTACAACCACATTATCTTTATAGAAAACACAGACACGAGCAAGTACGCAGCTAAAAACTTTAACAACGTGCGCAAAGTGGCCCGCATACACACAGACGTAATGGTATACACTAACGGTGATCCAGACAAAGTGATCGACGACTTTGCCGTTATAGACTTTTCCACAGACGAAAAGTAAAAAAATCTTTGTAATTTCTATTGTTTTTCGTCGTGCATTTGCTATAATAAGAGCAGATAAGTAAGACGAAAGGATGTTAAACAGGACGAGAAATAACTATTACACATAACACAACTAAACTTGAACATTAAAAATTAGGAGTAAAGACCATATGGCCAATTTACAAAACCGTATCGAAGACCGCAATAAGGTAATGCGTGCAGCTATGATGTACATGGCGTGCGAAGCTGCTCGCACTATCTTGCTTGAACAAATAAACAACAAAAACAGCAAGGTTGATTTGACCGCAGAAGACATTGTAGACCTTGCTATTATGCAAAACCGTGCGACTTGGGCACTCGAGGCCTCTCACGTCATTGATGACATTAAGGCAGACTTGAGAAAGCGCAAGAAAATCCAAAAGCTCGCACTTGAACAAAACTAGTAAAACAAAGGGGGATAATGGAAGTTGACCCAAAGATGCGCGCCCTCATGCTGATCGTAGCAGACACTGTGATTGAAGGCTTTGGCAAAGACAAGAACGACTTGCCAGAAGTAACAAACGCAGAAGAGCTATTCGAACAGCTGATGGCGTACACAGCAGCGCATGGGCGCGAGGCAGTAGCCCGTGTTCGGCGCGACATTGAACAAATAAGAAAGGGGGCAAATGATGGCGACAAATAGCCAAGTATTAGACATTCGCGACGGCCTCGTAAAATCGGGCCTTGAAATTACGGACGCCGAGCAGCTCATTAAAGCTTACGGCGCACCATTCACTGAGGTTGGCGAGATTCTCGCCACTTACAAAGACATTGTGGTAACAGACGTATCGCAAAAAGAGGAGATGCAGAAAGCCCGCAAGATGCGGCTTGCACTCCGCGGCCAGCGCGTCAAGATCAAAAAGACACACGACTTTTTGAAGGCAGACGTGTTGAAGCAGTCGAAGGCAATCGACTTTGTAAACCGTGAAGCGGCAAAGATCATTGGCGAAGCTGAGAAATACCTCGAAGACCAAGAGAAGTTTGCCGAAAACCTCTTAAAGAAACAGCAAGAAGAGAAATTGGCAGAGCGACGGGCCAAGCTGACGATGTATACAGACGACATTAGCTTGTACGAGCCAACACTTACCAGCTTGAGCGATGAGAAGTTCGAGCAACTACTGGCACAGCTGAAGCAGGCAAACGAAGATGCCAAGGCGGCAGCAGAGGCTGAAGAGGCCAAGCGTAAGGCAGAAGCTGAGCGCGCAGCCAAAGCGGAAGCTGAAGCCGCAGATGCCAGGCGCAAACAAGCGGAAGCAGAAGCGGAAGCCGCACGACTCCGTGCCGAAAAGGAAGCAGAAGAGCGGGCCAAGGCTGAAGCAGAAGCTAAAGCGGCAGAAGAAGCTCGCAAGGCAGCAGCAGCGCCAGACAAAGAGAAGATCATGGCCGCTATCGATGCAATCGAGTTTAAGGTGGAAGGCCTCACAGACCTACAGGCTATGGAGTTTGCCGAGAAGATCGCGCAGCACCTCGAAACAGTCAAAACCAATTATAAGATTAAAGCAGGCAATCTATGACAGCTAACAAGTTTAAAGAGCAGGTAATGGCGCTTGGCTATAGCGTCGAGCATACTAGCAGCACGTATTACGTTGTAAAAGATGGCAAAACATACGCTAGAGTGTCGCGATTCGCAATGCGGTGTGTCGATACGTTTTTGACGGAAATATCAAAGACCAATGATGAAGACGGCTTGTCTCTTATGACTTTGTTGTTTGAGTTTGTGACTACACCAATTGAAGATCGTGAAGACTACAACTACCGTGTATACACTATGTTTGAAGAGAATGAAAACGTCGGGCACAAACTGTATGTTACGGGCTATGGCGATGACGGTGAGAAATTAGCACTCGATGTTGATATTATTGAAGCGTTGAGCCACCCAAAGGCAACGGCTGAGATAATCGCAGAGCGTGTTAGCAAAATCACCGGTAATAAGTTCGAACTTGAGAAGGTAGAGCGATGACGATCAGTGAACTTGAGCAGCAATTAGCTGATATGGAGCTTAAGCTTGATACTGGTGATGATCACTACTACTTTGTAGATGACCCTGGCGATCGCCGCTATGATCATCGCTATGCATATGTGAGTAAAAATTGTGGGTTCGCAGTCGATACCGACACTGACTGGTTTAAGAATTTGCAGACCAAGAAACGCAAACGCCTGTTTAATGCCCTCATGGAGTTTGCTGCCACACCGCTCGATAAGCGACAGAGCACAAAGTATTACGTAAGTGTTGAGTATCAAGGTTACTTTGGCAAAAATCGTGTCTTCTGGGTATCTGAGTACAATACATTCGCAGAAGACTACGAGCTTTCATCAAAGTACCAAGATGCTGCCAAGCTCGAAGAGGAAGTAGCCGACAAGATAATAGGCATGCTACCGCCAATAGCAGCGATTAAGAAAACAAAAGTAGCCGTAGAGTAGAAAGGAAAAGACAAAATGGCAAAAGGTTTTAGTAAAGCAGTGGTAATGGGCAATCTAGTCCGTGACCCTGAAACAAAACAAACAAATAGTGGGCACAGCGTCACCAGCTTTACGCTCGCAGTGAACGGTCGTAATGACGATGTTGCGTACATTGATTGTACAGCATGGAATAAGGGCGGTGAGACGATCGCGCAGTATCTCCATAAAGGTGACGCACTGCTCGTATCAGGCCGGCTTAACCAGAGCCGCTGGCAAGACAAGGACGGCAACAATCGTAGTAGGATCGATGTGGTGGTAGACGAGTTTGCTTTCATCGGTGGTAAGAACAATAGCGACGGCAGCAGTACACAAACAGCGCCACAAGCCAACTACGATGAGCCAGCGCCACTATCTGACATTAACATCGCAGACATTCCATTTTAGTAGACAGGCAAAACAAACATGGACTACGAAACAGTAGAGATAAAGTACCGAGACGAGGAGACAAAGGGTATTGGTGTACCAGCTGGCGTGTGGGTAGCGCGCCGGCTGAGTAACGGCGAGGTATTTAGCTATGGTACACTCGAGGGCTTGAAACAAAAGGCGGTTGCACGACGTTACAACTATATTGTGTACCGCAAAGATAATAAGCTAGGTGGGTATATCGCAGACGAAGCATTTGACTGTACAAAAGGGGTACTTGGCAAAGACTGGCATAAGGTGTAGAATATTTGGTAGCTGTGTGTGGGCGCAGCTGCCAGATTCCTCCTTTATGGTGAGACGCAGCAATTGTTGCGTCTCTTTCTTTTGGTGTATAATGTATCCATGGCAAAGACGAAGAAACGCGGCCTAGATGCAAAAAGCGACACTGAGACGAAAGTGCCGCCAGTTAAGCATCTAGATATAACAAAAAATGATATTAAAGACGCAGAGATAACGGACATGCGACTTGAGATGGTGCTAACGCAGATGTTGAACGGTGCGCGCACATCCATCATCAAGCAGACAATCAAGCAGCAGTGGAATATTGGCGAGCGTCAAGCCCAAAAGTACATTGCAGCAGCTAAAAAGCGCATCAAAGCCTCATACGAGGATCAAATACCAGACTTTGTGGAGACGCAGCTTGAGAAGATAAACCATGTGTACTATGAGTCTATGAAGAACGGAGAAAGGGCAAACGCACTAGCAGCACTAAAGCAAGCCGCACAGCTTGTAGGAGCTGAAGCACCGACCAAGTCGGAAACAACAGTAAAAATATCTGGTGCGATAAAGGGCATGAGCGATGACGAACTTACAAGAATCATCGAGGGAGTTGCTGGAACTGAAAGCAGCAGCAGCGATGGAGCTGATCGAGCGAAGAGCAGTCAATGACTTTAACTACTTTGTGAATCATGTTTTCGCCCTCTCATTTCAAAGTGACTTTGTGAGTGGGCAATACGTTGCTGATGTATGCGAGCACATGGATAAGCACCCGTACGCTATGTACATCACAGGTCGTGGCCACTTTAAGAGCACGCGCCTATATGCGCGTCTCATGTGGCACTTATTGCGCTTTAAGCGAGAGAAACGACGTAGCCCGGTAGAGGGTTGGTACTTTAGCTATAACAGCGAGCTAGCAGCCTACCACTTATCCAAGGTGCGTAGCCTCGTAGCTATCAACCCATTTTATTCAGAGCTAACCAACTACAAGAGCCAAACAGACTCTGTGCTTGGCTTTGCGAAGGTAGGCCCAAACCAGACGCTAGACAAAGCGCCCAAGTTTCTCGTAAAGCCCGCCGGTCTCCTCGCCTTTAAGCGCGGTATCCACGCCAACCTTATCTACGTAGACGACCCGCTAAAAGACCCCGAGAATAAATTGAAGCCTACCGTTATTCGTAAGATCAACCGTATCGTCTCTACAGAGCTATTGCCTATGGTAAACAAAGGCGGTGAGTGTTACGTTGTTGGTACGCCACAGACAAACGATGACTTTTTCTTTGATAAGGGACTAAGCACGCTATTTGCCCAATGGTTTACGCCGGCCATCCTAGACTGGAAAGCAGAGAAGGTGTTATGGCCTGACTTTTACACGTTCGATGACCTTATGAAGATTAGGGCAGCGCAGGGCGATAAGACATTTAACCAGGAGTATATGGCGCAGCCTGTCTATAACGAAGACAGCTATATCAACCGTGAAGCGCTAGAGAGCGTAGCCACCGAGCTATGTTGGAAAAAGAAAGATTGGAATAAAGCACTAGCTGACGCTGTAGTTGTGGGCGGCTTTGATATAGGCAAGAAACGCCACCCAAGCCACCTAGCGCTATTCATCAAGAAATACAGTGAGACAGAAGACGGCGACGAGATTATAAGCTACCGCCAAATATACTCATTCTGGATGGATGGCTGGCAATACGAGAAGCAGTACAAAGAGCTAAACCAGATATGCGAACTATTCAATGTCTCTAAACTGTACTATGATAATACTAGGGCTGAATTTGAGGGATTTGCTGAGCAGGGATTATTGAACCCTGTTATGGAGCCGGTAACATTAAACGCCAAAAACCAAACCAAGATGGCCGCTAACCTAGACATGCTCATAACCAACAACCGTATCAATCTGATCAATGAGCAAAGGCAGACGAGCCAACTCCTCATGGTAGACAACGCCTTGCAAGCGCTCGAGTCTCCAGAGGGACATGGTGACTCATTCTGGAGTATCTGTATGGGTATCTCTAATGAGGATGAGGGCGATATTTGGATTCGCTATTAACAATAATAGGATGATAAGCTAATGACCAATAACAAAGGATTATTGCAAAGGGTGTACGACGCAGTACTAAACCGGCAAGAGAAGCCGGCGGAATCACGCGCCAACTACCTGAGCGATGACGGCGGAGTATATTCGTACAACGCCGGTATGCCATCATTCCAAGGTGGCAAAATAAAAGAGTACAAAGACAAAGCAAGCCAAGTCACAGCCAACAAAGGATGGGTTTTTGCTGCTAACGACTTTATCGCTGAAGCTTTCAGTGGTGTTGAGTTTCAACTCGTAAAGACAGACAGGAACGGCAACCGTAACACGATTACCGAACACCCTATACTTTCTTTGCTACAAAGCCCAACAGACAGCCAGCACGGTATGCAGATGCTATACCTCCATGCTAGTTACCTGAATATCAACGGCGAGAGCTACATTGTGCCTACAGGCGAGAACACTGAAATGCGAGGCTTACCAGCAGCGCTTACTGTGTTACCTGCTCATCTCGTAGAGTACAAGGTAAACAAAGACACCGGCGATGAGATTATGCGCTATGGTGACTACTACTGGATGAACACAGACACAGAGCGCCAATTTTACCGTGACTACCGGCCAAACCCGGCTAGCCCACGTAATGGTATGTCGGTTATTCAGGCAGCAGCTGGCGCAGTAGATACAGACGACAAGGCTGTAGACTACAACCAGCGCTTTTTTGCTAACAGCGCACGGCCTAGTATGATCATCGAGTCTGAAAAGCAGATGACTGACGTAGCATTTAGGCGACTAAAACAGCAGCTTATCGAGTTTTACAGTGGTGGGCAAAACGCTTATGTACCAATGATCCTTGGTGGAGGGGCGTCTGCCAAACAATTCGTTTTGACCCAACGCGATATGGATTTTCTAGAAGGCCGCAAATTGAGCCGTGACGAGATTCTGGCAATGTTTCGTGTGTCTCCAGCTTTGCTTGGTATGATCACATCAGCTAACAGGGCTAACATGGAAGCTGCAGAGTATCACTTTGCCAAGTACACATTGCTGCCACGTGTCCGAGCTTTCTGTAACTTTATCAATAAGTATGTGATTGATCCGTTCGACCCATCGCTCGAGCTTACCTTTGTAGACTTTATACCGAGCGATTCGAGCGTAGAGGCTAGCGCTAACACGGCTGCTATCAATAACTGGATGACAGTTAATGAAGTGCGCAAGACATTAGACCTGCCACCTATCGAAGGTGGTGACGTGCTGTACCGTCCATCTGGCCGTGTAGAGATTGGTAAGAGCGAAGAGAGCGAGCCAGAGCCAAAGACTGAAGACAAAGAGCCAGAAGCGTCTGAGAGCGACGACGACAAAGAGCAGGGGAACAAAGAGCAAGACGACAAGAAACTCGCAGACGAGGCCAAGAAACGTGCCAGGCGAGAGCTAGCTATCATGCTAAAGCGTGCAGCCAATCAAAAAAAAAAGAGGGTAGAGAAGCGAGCCGCTGATAGATTCCAGCAAGGCGAAAAGCGGGTGGCAGACATGCAGCCAAGGCTCGATAAGTACGAGGCAAGCTTTAGGAAGGCTACCCGCAAGCACTTTGAGGCACAGCGCAAGGCTGTGATTGACGAGCTAAACGAAGTAAAAGACGGCAACCGTAGCTTGGCAAAGCGTGACATTGACCCTATCTATAAGCAGCTAGCGCTCATTATGAGCGATGAGCAGTGGGACATTAACTTGCAAGATGCACTTATGCCGCTGTACACCACGCTGATGAAAGAGCAAATCAAGGACGCCTGGGCACAACTACCGAACTTTAAGCCGCCTAAAGACGTGCCGGCTGTTTCTGAGTTTGTGAAGCAGCGCGCACGCAAGATCGCAGTAGACATTAACGACGAGAGCCAGAAGCAGATACTACTGACGCTAGCCGAGGGTATCGACAAGGGCGAGAGCCGCAACGAACTACGTGCCCGTGTTGAGAACATCTTTGGCGACATGAGCAGCAAGCGGGCAGACCGTATTGCACGTACTGAGAGCGTACGAGCGGCCAGCCAGGCTGATATTTACGGCTGGGATGATTCAGACATTGTGATCGGCAAGGAATGGCACACCAAGCTAGGTGACGCCTGCCCATTCTGCCAAAGCCTTAATGGCAAGATCGTGGAGCTGAACAAACCATTTGTGGAGCTAGGCGACAGGCTAGAGGTTACAACCACCAGTAAAGCAGGCAATCCTGTGACACACACGCTTAAGGTAGACTACGAGCCTATGGTAGGCCCGCCGAGCCACCCTAACTGCCGTTGTGTACTCTTGCCAGTAATAGTTGACCAGTAATAGAATAAAGCTAGGAGATAAACCATGAACATTATTTTACGTAACAGCGTACCCCAATCAGTAGATGAAGATAACCACACCGTGCGTATCCGGTTTACTGATGAGTCTGTAGACAGCTACGGTACTAGCCTGAAGTTTGATGGCTGGGACTTTAAGCGCTTTATGGACAACCCAACTGTGCAGCTGGATCATTACAGCGATGCAGCAAGCAACATCGGCCGCGTCCTGGAGATTATTCCAGTACCTGACGAGCGAGCCTACGATGCTATCGTGCAGTTCGACGTAGACGACATGAGCGAGTACGGTGGTAACTGGGCGTGGGGCAAGGTATCACGTGGCTTTCTCCGTACCTGGAGCGTTGGGTTTGAAAACCTGGTAAACGAAGGGCTTGAGTACCTGAAGAACCAGCTGTTTGAGATTAGCCTGGTTGGCATACCGTCTAACACAGGGGCTACCACTCGTGCATTAAATGATGGTAGTATATCTGAAGAGGAGGCAAGGGGCTTGATGAAACGCTACTACAGCGAAGCACGCAAGCTTGAGGCAGCCCTCGACAATACAACAGCTAAACCAAAAGGGGCACGTATGAACAAAGAGGAACTACAAGCGGCAATAGCAGAAGCTATGAAACCATTCCAAGAGCAGCTAGCAGCTTTAGAAGAAAAGCTAGCCACCGAAATTGCACCAAAAGCAGAAGCCAAAACCGAAGAGGATACGCCAGCTGAAGCTGAGCAGAAAGCCCCGGCAGAGGCTACCGAAGATAAAGCGGCCACAGAGGACGCCAGCACAGAGGTAGACGAAACCGAGACGATCAGCGATGAAGAGGCCGAGCGCATCATTGCAGAGTTTGAAAAGGAATTGGCCGAAGATGAAGGTGATGAGTCATTAGGTTATTAAAGTAACGATAACAAAGGAATAAAAGTAAATATGCCTTACACAAAGGAACAATTGGCCGCAGAGATTGAGAAGCGCCAAGCAGAGGCTCGCAAGCAGGCTGAGGCACGTGCTGCCCGGCATGCCAAGATGACCGAGCACAACAAAGAAATGAGCGAGAGCGACCGAGGCCGCGCACAGACCCGTGCATGGTTTGACGCTGTTCGTACTGGTAACACGCAGGAACTACGCCGCATCGACAGCGAAGTTGCTCGCGAGTACGCCGACATTGACATTGAGGTACGCCGCATGGGGCACCGTGCAGACAGCCAGAATGTCACCACACAAGCTGATGGTGGTTACCTCGTGCCTACCGTCATTGAAAAGGCTATCGTTGAGAAGATGGTGGACGTTGCACCTATCCGGCAGTTCGCTACCGTTATTAGCAACGCACCTGCTAACCTCCGTGTGCCTGGCCAAGTTAGCCGGCCACAAGTAGCCTGGACAAACGAAGAGGCTGCTTACAATAAGACAAAAGCAACCTTCTCTGGGTTCGATATTGTCGCTAAAAAGCTTACCGGTATTGTGCCTCTTACTGAAGAGTTTCAGCAGGACGCAGCTGCCTTTAGCGTTGTTGAGCAGCTTCTAACCAAGCAGCTCGCTGAAGAGATTGCCTACCAGGAGAACATTGCTTTCTTGGCTGGTGACGGCACGACCAAGCCACGTGGTATCCGTACCCGCAAGACTGCTTTGCCAGCAGGCCAGAAGATCAACATGGGTGCTAACCTCGCAGCGCTTAACTACGACGTTGTGAAGAAAGCTTACCGTGCTATGCCTCTTGGCTACCGCCGCAACGCTTTCTGGGTTGGTAACACTAACTTGGTTACGCAGCTTGATACCGTCAAGGATGGCCAGGGCCGCTACATCTACAGCCAGGATGTTCGCGATGGCCTGCCATACGACAAGCTGCTTGGCTTGCCATTCGTAGAGGTTGACGCAACTGCTATGAACTTTGACGAGCTGTGGCTTGTAAACAAAAACTGTTTCTGGATCACCGACGTTGCTGGTATCCGCATTGACTTTGGCTTTGCGACTGGCGACTTTGAGAGTGGCCGCAACAGCCTCCGCGTGATGAAGCGAACCGGCGCAAGCCCGCTGATCACTGACGGGTTCGTCATGGCAAGCGTGAATGGTGCTTAATTAAAAGAAAGGACACACTAAATGGCACACATCGTATTTACTGAATGTTTGGACGTTTACGTACCAGGTGACCACCTGTACCACGTAACCCAAAAGAAACTTGACTACCTGGACATGCTGACAAAGGTTTACTTTGACGGCGAGCCACGGTACAAGATCGTCGAGACTCACGAGCAAGAGGAAGCCCGCGAACAGGCTGCCTACATTGCCGAGAACAAAGACGCTTGGCAAGTTGAAAAGGACGCGCTGATCGCCCGCTACAAGGCTGGCGACCAGTACGCCGCTCGCGAGTGGGAGCTGTCCGCATTTGCTGATGAACCAGAGTTTCCATACGAGAAGGTACTCACCGAGATGGAAGCAGAGGAGAAGGCAAAGGCTGAAGCTGAAGCCACCGGTAAAGACGAGCAGCCACCTGCTGAGGGTGCTGGCAAGGACAAGAAATAGCCAACAGGCTGTGACTTGCGAAGGGGATGGCCTGGAGGCTGTCCCCTTTTCTGTTTATAGGAGATAATAAAGCTATGGCTATAGTTACATTAGACGAAATAAAGAAACAGCTGGGTATCACCGGCAACGATAGAGACGCTGAGATACAAATGTACATCGACATGCTGCCACAGTGGCTGTATGACATTACAGGCGTGTGGTTCGGCTCATTAAAGACAGAAACAGAGATACAGGACTACAGGCCTGTGGTGTTTCTGGACAATGTGTACATCAAACAAGTGTCAAAAGTAAAGCAAGGCAGGATTACTGACGAGACCACAGAGGATAGCTTGAGCGAGGTACACGGCTACAGTGTAGACAATAAGACCGGCCGCGTTACATTGTCTACGACAGGCTACAAAGACCAATACGAGCGCACAGACTACGACCAACTCCATATTACTTACACGTATGGGCTTGAGGACGTACCGGCAGCTGTGAAGATGGCCGCTATCCTTATGGTGCGTGGTATGGCTAATGAGATTAGCAGCGGTGGCACTACTGTCACATCTGAGCGTGTGGGCAACTACCAGAAGACCTACAGCGTATCAAAGAAAGAGCAGATGCTGCTAGCGCCGTTTGTGAGGTTTCTCGTATGATTAGCGCCAACATGCTACGTCATACGGTGACCGTCAAGCGCCTTATGAAGACGCAGGGGATGGTGCAGAAGACGCAGGCCGTTATGAGCGGTGTGCCTTGCACTATTCTGCCTATGAGCCGCGAGAACAGCGTGGCGTACAATATCAGCGCCTACAAAGCATTTGATATGTACACCAACACTGACAAGATCAAGGTAAATGACACCGTGACTGACCAATCCGGGCGCAACTACGCCGTCAAAGCGCTTAACCCGTATGAGAACTTTGACAGTGTGACACATTCACATTATGTGCTGGAGCTTGCCGCGTAATGGCCACCTATATCAAGGTTGATACTGGTAACGTACCGCAACTAGGCCGTAGATGGCGCGGAGAGGCCTCTGGAGCTGTCCAGCGTATCTTGGCCAATGGTTCGGTAATAGTGCAGCGATCGATGCGTAAAAACGCCCCTGTGGGTGTTACACAGCGTCTGGCGGGCAATATACAACGCACTGTTGGTAATGGAGAGGCGAAGATTACGCCGCTGAGTAAGTACGCACCGGTTATCGAGAAGGGCCGCAAGCCAGGCAGCCGTATACCGCCATGGAAAAACGAAGACTTTCAACGGTGGGTGCGGGCCAAGCTTGGCAATGTGTCGCCATTTGTGGTAGCCCGCTCGATCGCTCGTAAGGGTACGCAGCCGCAGCCATTCATTGAGAAGACGTACAAAGAGACAGAGCCGCAGATACAAGAGTACGCAGCACGGGCTATAGCAAACGTAATAAGTAAGTTGGAGGCGTAACATGCAAAATAAGATTAGCAACAAACTAGTAGAGGTAGTAAAGGCTATCCGTGACGAAGACGGCAACCCTGTGTTTGCTGAGGTTGTAGACTACGACGACGGAGTCAATAAGTACCAGGGCTACCCTGCTGTGATGATTGTGCCAGACGACGCACCGGCCGAGCTTGGGCAAAACACTGAAGTGCACCGGCGTGAGGGCTTTAACGTCATTGCCATCATTCCTATGAATGAAGACGAGAGCCAGCGCGCAGAGGACTTTAAGAATATGCGCATACTGTCTGGGCTTATCCGTGACGCAATAGACGACACGGTAGACCTAGACGGGCTACGACACCGCGGTAAAGATCGTGTGCTAGGTGTTGTGCCAACGTCTGCCGGCTGGAGTGTAGCAACCGAGCCCGTTATGGCTTTGGTGGCTACTATCAATGTTATCGTGCGCTACGACCACTACACAGGTAACTAGCAAATTGTTTATAATCAAGTAGGAGTATGAATATGAACAACAACCAATCACCAAAACGTATCTACTTTAACCCCGAGACCGGCACGACCGTTGAGGCCACGTCGGCACAAGAGGCGGCTTTAAGGTTTGATAACATGATTAAAGAAACGTTTGACGAGCAGGCTGAGCCAGTAGAGGCAGAGCCTGACACATCAGATGATAAAAGTAAAACGGAGGCCAAATAATGGCAAATATCGACTTTATCGGTCGGCGTATTAGCTATGGTATCGCCAAGGAAGCTACGCGTGGCACAGCAGCCACTACCGCGGCTCACTGGATACCTCACTTGAGCGCTGACCTACAAGACAAGCACGAGAGTGCACTTAACAATAGCGCCATGGGCGTGATCGACCTAAACAACGATGCCATCGTTACGCAGATTTGGAGCGAGGGCAAGATTGAGGGCAAGATCCAGGTAGAGAGCTTTGGGCTTATTCTGCTTGCTGCCCTTGGGCAAGTTACCAGCGCTGCCGGTGCTAAAGCTGGCACGTTTAAGCATAACTTTACCCGCCTTAACAGCAACTTGTCGCCAAGCTTGACTATCTTTGAAAAGTCACCAGCTGCCGACCTTAAGTACGAGCTGTCGTGCCTTAAGAGCCTTGAAATTGACATTGTCACTGGTGAGTACGTGAAGTACACCGCTGACTTTATCGGTCGCCGGGGCACACCTGCTACAAGCACCGTCACGTTTGTGGAGTCTGAAGCTGAGTTTACCAGCAAGTACTGCCAGCTGAAGATGGCCGCTAACAAAGCCGGCCTTGCAGCAGCACCACATGTATCAATCAAGAGCGCAAAGGTGAAGATTGAGCGCAATACTGAGGCTTACTACGAAGCTGGTAGCGTCACACCTGCCGAGATTCACAATAAGGCGTTTGACGTTAGCTTTGAATGTGAGCGGCGCTACAGCGACAACACACTCAAGGACGCGTCGCTTAAAAACACCAAGTACGCCCTCGAGCTTTCAATGGTAAACACTGACGACAAGATCGGTACAGCAAAGGATGAAAACCCATCGCTTAAGTTTACCTTGCCTGCTGTCGTTATCTCTGAGTGGGAGCGCGACCAAGGGCTCGATGACGTTGTTATGGAGAAGTTTACCGTGCAAGGCCTCTTCTCTGCTGCTAACGGCACGCAGATCGAGGCAGAGCTGGTGAACAGCACCGCAAGTTACTAATAAATCAAATAGGAAAGGACACCAACCAATATGGGCCGTTTATCACAACAATTTGCAACCAAAGTAAGTCTAGCCATGCTAGCCGACAAGTACGGCAAGCTATGGAAAGACGCCTACATCGAGATTGCACCATTAACCATGAAGCAGCTGCCAGAGCTACGCAACTTCCAGGGCGAAGCTAGTGCAGACGGCGAGCTAACCGACGACCAGACAGCGCAGTTGCTGCCTATGGTCAAAAAGGGTTTTGTGGGTGGCAAGATCGTCTTTAATGGTGAGCTAGTAGACGCAGAAGCTGACGACCTGGACGATTTGCCAGTGTCCGCAGCCTCACAAGTGATTGTGGCAGCGGTTGGTGCTACTGACCCAAAATAGTTAGCGACTTGGAGCGCGTCATTTACTACGATAGGCCGGCGAAGGAAGCAGCCACACTGGACTTGCTAACTCGCCGGCGTTATCGTAAAGAGTTTGGGCTAACCGCCCAAGAGATGGACGACGAGCCGGTCGCAGAGGTTAATTACATGATGAAGATATTCTACCTTGAAGACAAGCGGAGCGAGTACGAGAATAAAAAGGCAATGCGCCAGAATGGCAGCGTAAACAACCATGGCTAATACTATACAGATTATTATCAAGGCACGAGACCAAGCCACCCAAGAGATGGATAGGGTGAGTGCTGCCTCTGGGAAGCTTAAAAAGCACCTAGAGCCTGTTGGTTCGGCTATGAAGCTTGTGGGCGCTGGTGCATTAGCTGCCGGTGTAGCCTCTGTGAAGATGGCCGGCGACTACGAGCAAGGCTTGAACATATTCAAATCAGTATCTGGCGCTACAGCGCAGCAGATGGCTATGGTGGCCGCTAAAGCGCGTGAGTTAGGCCAAGATGCATCTTTGCCTGGTGTTAGTGCTAGAGACGCCGCAAACGCGATGACAGAGCTATCAAAGGCAGGTTTGTCGGTGAATGACACGCTAGCCGCATCAAAGGGTGTTATGTCGCTCGCTAAAGCGGGCCAGATTGACGTGGCAGATGCTGCTACTATCGCAGCACAGGCCCTAAACGCTTTCAAATTGAAAGGAAGCGACGCCGGCAAGGTTGCTGACGTTCTCGCTAACGGTGCTAACGCCTCCGCTACGGATATTCGTGGCTTGTCTCTAGGCCTCCAACAGTCCGCAGCTGTTGCTAGCCAGTTTGGTATATCACTAGAGGATACAGTGACAGTGCTCGGATTGTTCGCTAACCGCGGTATGCAAGGTTCTGATGCTGGTACATCGCTTAAAACAATGCTTATTGCGCTTGCTAGCCCAAGCAAAAACGCCGCTAAAGCTATGCAATCGCTTGGTGTTAGCGCTTATGACGCGCAAGGTAAGTTCGTTGGGCTACGCCAGTTCGCTATAAACCTCCAAAAGGGCTTATCCGGGCTCACAGAGAAGCAAAAACAGGCAACATTGGCCACTATATTCGGTACTGATGCCTTCCGTGCGGCTGCTTTCCTCGCTGACTCTGCCGGCGGTAAATATGACGAGATGGCAAGAGCTATCGGACGTTCTGGGGCTGCTATGGAGCTTGCAAAGGCGCAAAATAGCGGCTTTAACGGTGCGCTAGACAACCTAAAGAGCACACTAGAGACTGTCGCCACTGATGTTGGTATGAAATTGCTGCCACCTCTTACAAAGATGATCAAGCAGCTTGCCGACTCTGGCGCTATAGAGGCTTTCGGTAATATCCTACAAGCCTTAGTGCCATGGATTGGTGCAGTAGCATCGGCTTTTGTTGCGCTGAAGATAGGAACGGTTATACAGTGGTTCGTCAATCTAGGCAAAGAGGTAGCAAAGGCGGGCAGTTTTGTAAAAGCCCTTGGCGTTTTGATTAAAGGTAACCCAATCGGCTTTTGGCTTTCTGTTATTGCAGCAGTTGTAACCGCACTTATTACTCTTGAAAATGAATTTCACGTATTTAGTAATGCTATCAACTGGGTAAAAGAGGCTTGGGGCAGCATGACTAAATGGTTTGGCGATTTGTTTACAGCAATAGGTAACAAAGCGAAGCAAATATGGAGCGATATATCAAAAGTATTTACAGATGTATGGAACGGGATTGCCCAAACATTGACCAGTATATGGGGCACTATAGTTGATGTATTTAACAATGTAGTTAACTTTATACGAGAGTGGGGCCCGACTATTCTAGCCGTAATATTCTGGCCGTTCTCCCTGGCGATCGGGCTTATAATCACGTTTAAAGACCAAATTATGGCTGTTTTAACCGGTTTATGGAATGGCATCGTTACAGGGTTTAACTTTGTAGCTGATATTGTTAAAGGTGTTTTGACCGTGCTTGCCGGTGTGATTTTAGGGATATGGTATGGCATAGAGGCCGGTGCAAATGTTGTGATACAAGGAATATCGGCTGCCGTCCAAGCTGGTGTAGGTTTCGTACAGGCTATTTGGTCGCCTGTTCCCGGTTTCTTTGCTGGTATTTGGAGCGGTATACAAAACGTTTTCCGTCCCGTTGGGCAATTCTTTAGTGGAGTTTTCCAGTGGGCTGCTAGCGGTGCTAATAGCGCATTAAACACTATTGTGGGTGTTGCAAGTGGCGTGTATAACGCAGTAGTTGGTTTTTTCCGTCCTATTGGTATAGTAGCCGGCAACATGATCGGCGGTACTATCCGTGGTGTCGTCAACGGAATCATTGACCTTGTGCAAGGCGGCTTAAACCATTTTATCAACATGATCAACGGTGCGGCCGGTATCATCAACAAAATACCTGGCGTGCACATTCCTGGGATTCCGCATATTGGCTTGCCTCGTCTCGCCTTTGGTGCGAAAAACTACGCCGGTGGTGTCACCCTGGTTGGAGAGCGCGGCCCTGAGCTGGTTAACCTGCCAAAGGGTGCTGACGTGTATACTGCTACACAAACCGCGAACGCCTTCCGGAATAGTCGAGGCGGTGGCGGCGGTGTTACAATACAACACATGGAAGTACACAACGACGTTGATGCGCATAATGTAATAGAGCAAATCGGCTGGAGGCTAGCAAGAGGATGATCATTAAACTAAACAACTTTGTAATAAACGATCGGGAGAGCAGATTCTACCTGGACACAGTAAAGGGTTTTGCCATTCCTGAGATTCGTACGAGCAGCGCCGTCTTGACTGAGAGAGACGGCGGCTACGTCGCCTCACAGTTTTATGGTATGCGCAAAGTGTCTATACGGGGGCGCATATTCGGTGAAGATGAAGCGGAGCTAGAAGAGAAGCGCAAAGAGATTATGGCGGCTGTGCGGCAAAGATCAATCGCTATTGAGCTAATTACCAATGCTGGTAACTCGTACTTGGTAAACGGCCACCTGACAGATTCCGAGATGGACTTTGACCGTCTTATCAACAGTTCGGACTTTCGCTTTGAGTTTCTATGTCCTGACCCCGTTATCTATGACAACACAGACGGTACAGCGCTATCTGTGCAGGTTGGCAAGCAGCGTGGTGGTGGTTACATATTCCCGTACGTCTTACCTGTTGAGTGGCAGTCTGGTAGTGGTGAGGTTACAGCGCGTAACAACGGTAACACTCCAGTAAAGCCTGTGATCAAGTTTAAGGGCAGTATGACCGACCCAACACTGATTAATGTGACTACTGGCAAGCTTGTGCAGTTGTCTGGCTTTAGCGTGCCTGAAGGTAGCGAGGTTGTCGTTGACACCCGTACCCGCAGCGTCCTACTAAACGGCGGTAATATCTTTGATAAGTTGAGTGACCAAAGCACGTTCTTTAGCTTACAGCCTGGCGATAACGTATTTAGGCTGGAGAGCGCGAGTGGCGCTGACACAGTAGTAGCTATCGTTGAGTGGCGTAACGGTTTCATGGGGGTATAGCATGGACTTTAAACACGGCAGCGATTACGCATTTGAGTTATGGCACAAGAACGGCCAGAAGCTCGCAGACATTACCCACCTCTGTAAAAACCGGCGCTACTCTACTGAGCGCAACGAAGCTGACACTATCGAGTTTATGGTAGACCTACACGAGTTTGAGCGATACTGTGCTGGAATCGGTACACCTCCACAGTCTCTACTTTACCCGCTACAGACAGATGTGCGGGTAAAACGTAACGGTGTATACATTGTAGGCGGCCAAGTCACGTCTACTACCATAAAGATCGACCAGGAGGCCGACATTGAAGTACGCGTAACTGGCTACCTTAATATGCTAAAAGACCGCCTAGTAACCAATGAGTACCGCCAGACGGACGCCGCAGAGATTGCACTAGACCTTGTACGCCGTATCCAGAGCGATAGCGCTGGTGATATGGGCATTGAAGTACCACACGACGGTCAATATATGACCGGCAAGCTACGCGACCGTACATACAAACGCGCTGACGTTAAAGATAAGATACTAAAGCTTACTAACCTTATTGATGGCAACTTTGACGTAAGGGTTACCCCTGACAAGAAATTTTACACGCTGCCTACCTTTGGCTCGCCTCGTACTGACATTGAGTTTGTCGTTGGTGGCCCTGAAGGCAACGTAAAGAGCGCAACCATCGAACGTTCGGCTACCAGTGTGTACAACAAAATTTGGGGGCTTGGTTCTGGCTTTGGCGATGACCAAATCGTATCAGTGCAGAGTGACCCGCTGAGCATTAATGCTTACTATACCCGCGAAAAGGTAGTGACATTCAACAGCGTCAAAGAGCAAAGCACCCTAAACCAAAACACCGCCGCTGCTGTAGCCAAGTACTCTACCATGCTTGAGATTCCCAAGATCACCGTAACCGGGCGTGAGTTTGATACAAACTACATCAAGGTAGGTGACTACATACCTGTGCGCACAAGCGGCCATAGTATGATCGAGGGGCTGAATAAGGTGTACCAGGTGCAAAAGATTGAGGTGCATCTGGACGATAACGGTTTTGAAGAGCAGATAGAAGTGTACCTAGACGACTTTACAGTACCGCAGATCCAAGAGGATCAAGACGATGACTAGACTCGATCGCTTATCTGAAAACACTTTGTATGAGGAGCTGAGACAACTCCAGATTGACTTTAGAGAGCTTAAGTATACACAACCCACCTCTGGTAAGAGCGGTGTGCGTACCTATGAGAGTGAGACAGGCAGAGTGTGGGACTACGACGGCACAATACCTAACGGCTCACGAGAGATTACGGTAACCTTTACCGGCAACGGCTCACAAACACAGCCTATCGTAAACGGTTATATGTTTATGTATATGGGCATGATAAACCAGGACGCGTGGAGCTTTCCACAATACAGCTCGATACAAGGCGGCCTATATTATGAGGATAGCGACGGTGCAGCCGTAACTGTGCGCAAGCTCATGGAAATTGACGAGTCACTAGCGGGCGACCCGCTAAAGACACGATGGAAAACGCTCATATTAAACACTGGTAACATTTGCCGCCTCCGCTTAAAGGCGCGAGTGCGTGGTACGTGCGCCGGTTATATAGAGGTAAGTGTAAAATGACAATTGAGAGAATGAGCGAGCTACCGAGCGAGAAGCTCGAGGCTTTATTGTCCGAGCTAGAGAGGGAAATGGCAGAAATTAAAGAGTCTCAGATAATCAGTGGCGACAATATGCGCTTTACTGAGAGTAGTACCAACGCCGTAGCCGACTGGCAAGGGCCACTGCCTCGTGGCGGACAGTTTGGCAATGCTGGTGCTAAATTCCTACGAGTTACAGCCACCGCAAAACATAGTGAGGTGCTTTTTGCTGACATTATATTTGAGGCGCGGTACCCTGACGGCACGCTTGTATATGAGACAGACCAGAAGACAAAGCCGTTTGGCCAGTTCTTTAAGCGCATCATACAGCCATTACCGCTTGTGTCTAACCGCACAAACCAGGTAGAGTGGCTAGTTGGTGTGACTGGCACAGCTGGGCAAACCGTGAGTATGAAAGTATACATAGTAGCAAACGATAATGTGGAAGTAGGAGTGGTAGAGCATGTCTAGGCTAGATATGATGACAGCTAACCGCCTTTACCAGCGTATCAATGCTTTGCGGCGATTCCGCGACGAGATAAAGCTGGGACAGCAGGGCCTTGGTAGTGACAGTGTGCGCACGAGTATCGTGCAGA